GGCTCGACAGGCAGCTTTGGGAATATGACCAAGAGCGGCTTGACTCAGAGGAGCAGGAAGACTTAGACTCGGACGAGTTTCCATGTGATGTCTCCTGTTGACTTACCTCAAGTCTTTTCCCCGGCGCAATGCCGGGGTTTCTTTTTGTAGCAAAGCATAGTAAAATCAATCAGTTACATGAGCGGCGGTAAGTCAATCTTGCAGGCCGCGCCACAAAACCCTACTATCAACGGATCATATGTCACTGGAATAACGTGATGAGCAAGTCCGAAAACCCCGCCAAAACAAATGCTGCGCCGCGCAAAACAGGCCGGCCAAGCAAGTACACCCCAGAGCTAGCAGCAGAGATAGCAAGAAGACTAAGTGATGGAGAACCATTAAGACAGATATGCCGTGATGAGCATATGCCTCATTGGACGAGCATGTATGAGTGGATGGCGCAAGACCCCGATCTTTCGCTCCACATCGCACGCGCACGGGAAGTTGGGCAGGACGCAATCGCTGAGGAAATCTACCGCGAAATGATGCTGGAGCCGGAGCGCGAAGAGCGTGGCCGGATTGATCCGGGTTACGTTCAGTTGATCAAGGCGAGGGCAGAGATCAAGCTCAAGCTGCTGGCCAAATGGAACCCCAAGCGTTACGGTGACCGGGTAACCATGGCTGGCGACGCTGAGAACCCGTTGCAAGTACAGGCCGACATATCTATCTTCGACGCCATGCTGAAGAACCTCGAGGCCAAGAGGCAGCTTGGGGACAAGTGACCTCGAGACCCTACTGCGTGATCCGCAGATAAGGGCTGAGTACACCAAACTTCCTGCTGACCAGGCTGCGGCTTGGGGCTGGAGGATGATGTGGCTCACGCAGGCGCTTGATCACCAGATCCTACCTTCGGGTGATTGGTGGTCGATTCATCTAGTCCTGGCAGGCAGGGGTGCTGGCAAGACCAGAATGGCAGCCGAGCAGATCGCCTGGTGGGCACAGTCCCACAAAGCCACCAGATGGCTCGTAGCGGCGCCAACATCATCAGATGTGAGGAGTACATGCTTTGAGGGTGATTCGGGCCTCCTGCAGGTCATTCCGCCCGTCTTAGTGGCTGATTACAACAAGGCCCTGCATGAACTAAGACTCACTAACGGCAGTCTGATCAAAGGAATCCCGGCGAGTGAACCGGAGCGCTTCAGGGGTCCGCAGTTCCATGGTGGCTGGCTTGATGAGTTAGCAGCGTGGGAATACATCCAAGAAGCTTGGGATCAGATTCAGTTTGGCATGCGCTTAAAGCTGCCCAACATGAAGACCAGGCTGATCTGCACGACCACGCCCAAGCCTCGAGACCTAATCATTGATCTGATCGGCAGAGAGGGTGATGACGTAGTGCTCACAACGGCAAGCACCTACTCTAACCTTGCCAATCTGTCTGAGAACTTCAAGCGCCAGATCCTGCAGTACGAGGGTACCAAGCTCGGCCGGCAGGAGATATACGCTGAGATTATCGATCCCGAGGAGGGCGGCATTGTCCAGCGGGAATGGTTCAAGCTTTGGCCTGCAGACAAACCCCTACCAAAGTTGGAATACGTCGTTCAGTCTTACGACTGTGCCTTTACTGAGAAGACGATCAACGATCCGACCGCCTCAATCACCTTCGGTGTCTTCAAGCCACAAGACGGCGGTATGTGCGTCTTAATTATCGACGCCTGGCAAGACAGGCTGCAGTACCCTGACCTTAAGCCTAAAGTATTAGACGAGTACGAGATCGTGTTTGGCGAAGGCAAGACGGCCAAGCGTGTTGACCTCGTGCTCGTGGAAGACAAGGCCGCGGGTATCGTCTTAATCCAAGACCTGCAGCGGGCGCATATCCCGGTGAGGTCTTACAACCCAGGCAACGCTGACAAGATCCAGCGCTTGAGTATCGTTGCCAACATCATCAAGGCTGGGAGGGTTTATGTGCCTGAGTCAACCAACAGACCAGGCTACGTCAGGGATTGGGCAGAGGGGATGGTTACGCAGGTTTGCAGCTTTCCCAACACGACGCATGATGATTTCGCCGATGTCATGTCGATGACCTTGCGGTATCTCAGAGATGCTGGCTGGCTAAGTATCGACCCGCCACCACCAGACGACTATGACCCAGAAGATCTGATTGATGCTGGCGTTGTTAAAGGCAATCCGTATGCCTCTTGACATGTTGATCAGTGTTGGCCACAATCATGGTGTCTGTGTGGCGCAGATGATAGCCGTTAAGCATGTTCCCTGCCTTTACGTTATCAAGCGTGAAGGAACGCCACCAGGGGGCATCCTTAACGGCTTTTTTGTTCCACCGGTCCGCACCCCGAGCGTTATCAAGAGCCTGCATGGGCTGCGCGGGAGGAAACACCGGCTGACACCATCCCCTGTTGCAAGCCGTCTGGACTCTCAGCGAGGTACCAGGCAACACGCCTTTGACAAGGGAGGTAACAGCAAAGGCATGGAAGGAATCGCTGGCTCAAAGCTGCGCTGGCAGGGCATTAAGAAGTACGCCCTGTGGGCGAGGGAGGGTGGGTTCCTCCCCTGGGTAGACTATGCTTAAAATAAACCACGCGGTATCATCCCGCCGAAACGGGAGCCAGTGATGCCAAACCCCAAGAGACTGCTTGAAACCCTGTATGGTGCAAAGGACGGCGCTGTCCACATGCAAGACGGTGGCGATCCCACGGCCAGGTTCATGGGCAAGACGCCCAAGCGTGGTGTCAGTGCGCTACCCGGCTATGGCCAAGGAAACATCCTTGAAGACATTGAAAAAGTGTCGCCAACCACTGCCGGCATCGTTGATGCTAGCCTGACTGGCATACCTCTTGTTGGCCGGGCGCTGGCTTCGCCCTTGGTAGGCTTGGGCACCTTTGCGACAGAAGCAATCAAGAGCGGAGACCCGAGGGACCCGACCCCACGTCAGCGTGCCGGCGAAGCAGCGCAAAGCTTCGTCACTGAGAACCTCCGCCTGCCACAGACCCGATCAGGCACTGATTACCTTACAAGAGCCGCAGACGTGCTTGAGCAGGGCGCGGAGTTGCTTGAGAGCGCCAAGATCCCGCCACTCATTCCGCAAATTGCCATGCTTCCATCAATGCCAGGCCTCGGCAGCGCTTTCAAGCAAGCGGCAAAAACTGCCGGTAAGGAAATGTTAAGACCCGTTGATCAGGCGATGCGCGGCGAGGGAATGTTGGCAAAACCGCTACAAGGGGTAGCGCCAAGACAAGTTATGCCTGGCACAATGGCAGACCAAGGAGTCACCTATGAAACAACCACAGAAGGACCGTTCTACCGAGTCCGCCCTAGCGGTTCTCAAGCGGCTGCAGGGGAGGGTCGAGGCATTGTCGAAAGAGTACGGGACGAAGCAGTTGCCCCAGGACGAACTGGAAGCGATGTTTCGCAACCAACTACGGATGAGGCAGTCAAACAAGCGATGAGCGACCCGGCGAACTTTGTTCGTCAGGCTGCAAGCACTTACACGCAGGAAACCACTGGCAAGCCTTATGAGTTGCCAGACATGCCTGAAAGCTCCATTCTCAAGCAGGCACCGATTGGCCGCACCTTCATGCTGGCCACGACAGATGATCCCGGCTACAAGCAGGAAGTTTTCCGCCAGTACGCCACGCAAATGCCAGAAGTCATCAAGCAGTCTGGCGCAACCAACTACGACGAGTTACTGGTAGCCGCATACCGCCAAATGGCCAAAGAGACTGACGAGCAGTTCAAGCGCTTGCCAGTCAGCCTGTCTTATCACCGCGCAGGCGAAGGCAACTACCGCAACAGCAAGCAAATGCTGCAGGACGTATACGGCAACAAGCACCTTTACGTCTTCCAGGGTGGCGATGAGCACCCCTTCCTGAAGGACGTTGACCCAAAGACGGGATTAAACGAGAACGAGAAGTTTCGCGCCGTGCATGACTTCTTCGGCCATGCCATCCACGGCAACGAGTTTGGCCCCAAGGGTGAGGAGATTGCTTGGGCTGCGCACAGTCAGATGTATTCGCCGCTGGCACGCCTGGCTATGAGTACCGAGACGCGAGGCCAGAACAGCACAGTCAACTACACGCCGCTTAACGCCGCATTAAAGCGCACCATCAACGAGTTGCAATCGCTGCGCTACGAGGCCAACCGCCGTGGCCAAACAGAGCAGGTTAAGCAGATTGATAAGGACATCGCCAAGGCCTACGAGACGTTCCAGTTTGCACCGCAAAAGCCTTTGCTCCTGCCGCCAGAGTTCTTGAGCACGTCCTACGCTGGCGATATGCCAGACTATCTGCGCCCACTGATCAAGCCCATGGAAGGCACGACAGTCTCCACGCCGATGCTGCACTACAGCAAGCAGGCAGGGCTGACCGAGACTGACCCATCGTTCTACGGCACAGGCATCAAGGGTGAGGAAGCAGCAAGACTCGGATTGCCTGGGGCTATATCGCCGCGGACCTACTTCTATGCCGGCCAGAACATGGAGCCAGAGGTTGGCCTTGGCCCGCACAAGTACCGGGCGATGGGCGAGAACCTGTACGACCTGGCAGCAGATCCATTACAACTGCAAATGCTTGCACGCGAAACCACGCGCATACCGATGACATCCACGTCAAACAAAGGATTGGCACAGCCTGCTGAGGCTACTAACGCACTAGAGCGCCTTATTCGTGACTATGGCTATGCCGGGTATCTAAGCCCGAGACTGGCCAAGCCTAGCGTTGTCATGTTTGGCAAGACGCCAGTGCAACCTTACGCCAAGGGGGGCAAAGTGAATATTTCTAAAAATTTAGACACGATGTTATTTGAATTGATGATGGCGAACCCCTTTCGCATGGCCAAAGCTGGCAAAGTTAACAAGGCGGAGATCGTTGCGCAGGCGATGAAAGATGCGGCGAAAGCAGCCAAACAAGCGCAAAAGGAAGGTCCGCCAAGGCAAGCTGCAATAGACCGTGCAGAAGCAGCAGAGCGTGCGGTTCGTAAGCAAAAGGGCTTCGATAAAATGCGCCCTAGCGATCAAGAGATGACCATCCAGGCTGCTCGCGCCAAGGCTTTAGGCGTTGGCATTGAAAGGTCTACGGTCAACGTGCAGGCGACGCTGCCCGACGAGAAGGATGTTGCTAAGTCGTTAATGAATGTGCCGGCATATAAGAAGGCTAACGCGATACCGATTAGCGCAATTGAAGATGCTAAAAGACGACGCGCTGCGTATCGTGAAGAGCCGGCAGTGACACCAGGGCCAAAGGCTAGCGAAAAAGAATGGGAGAAATGGGGGCAGTCTTTCGGCGTGAACATGACGCTGAGTAAACCAGTGCCTCTTGGCATATCAGACCCGCAAAGCAAGCGCGAGATTAAAATTCCTGGCGGGCTTGAGGGCACGTTCACCATTCCAGACATGTTCTGGATGAAGGCTAACAACGTCAATCCTGGTGCGCTACCCAAGGATGTTCATGATCAACTAATGCTCAAGTTTATTCGCACGCACAACGTAAGCGATCCTGATCAAGTTGATATTTTCAATCGATTGAACTTTGCACTGCTTTCGCCCAACGCACCATTAACGCAAAATGAATTCTTGGCCATGCGTGCTCGTATTCGTGACATGGACGAGTTGCGTGCCCTAGCAGAAAGAAAGGGCGAGCCTGACTTGGCACAAAATCTAGCCGAGGAAATGGGTGTTTCTTCTGCTGGCAAGGGCGGTCTTGGAGTGCTAGGCACAGCAAACCTTGGCAATCAAGCAGAGCTTGCTAGGTTGATTTTGGAAAAGCCTGAGATGTTCCAAATCCAGCCCGGCGAAACAATGCGTGATGTGACGATGCGCGTTATGAACCAGGTTCCAGGACTTGGCCCCAAAACAGCCTCGCTCGGAACGCCATGGCTTGATTTAGAGAAAGCTAATACGTCAGCAGTAGACTTGCATATGATCCGTGATGCAACGCCTCGATTGTTGAACGATCCTGATGTTGGAGATGCATTCAGAGAGCGTATGGGTAAGTTGCTCGGAGTGGAGCCGACGTTGGAGGCAATACTTGCGCAGCCGGCAAATAAAATTCAAGACAAGGCCGTTCAAATTGTTGGCGGCACTGATGTGTCAAGGATGTATCGCACTAGACAAGGTGGCCTAAGCAACATCCCCGAGTCTGCTACGCCTGACAAGTTGGTTTATGAACCTAAGAAATTTAGAGAGTTCAATCCGTTTTACAACAAAGTGGTTGAGTATGTTGATGAAAGCCGCGGCATCAACCCAGTTATTGAACTATTCCCTGAGCAGTGGAGAAAGTGGGACATCATTCGGGAGCGCATAGAGCCGCATGAGTTTGCTCACCCTGATTACAGAAACCTACCCAAGTCATCATTTAGCGAAATGTTAGATGCGCTAGAGGCGCACAAGAAGGCTGGGTATACAGGAACTAAGCCTGTTATGGGCCAATCAGATTGGCGCAAGCTCTACTACGGAGCACTGGCCCCGATTGGTGTTGGCTTAGGGGCTGGAGCGCTGTCCGAAATGGATACCGGCACGGATTATTGAATGCGTGACAACCGATCAACAAGCGTGTTAATAGTGCTTTTAGGCGTTTTGCGCCCTGCATCAAGGCCGGGCGACTCATGCAGATCTGCAACAGCCTTAGCCTCTTGGATAATGTGGTTCCTTAATTTCTGTGCAAACCATCTTAAAGCGCCAGTGTCTTCGAGGTGGCATGAGGTTGCAAACTCGTGAATGATGTCAGTTTTCATAAGAATTGCCTTTGTAATTTATACATTTTAATACTCTGGCAAACGAGCGCGAAGGATTTTAACTATGGCTACTGAAATGCCAATCGAACAGGACTATGGCCGCTTTATTAGCGGCATGGCTGATGATGAGGTCCCGCTTGAGGATCTGCAGGCTGAATTGCCTGATGAAAGCGCCGAGATTGAAGAGCTACCTGACGGCTCCGCGGTGGTTCACATGTCAAGCACCAAAGGACCGATGGAAGACCCAGACTTCTACGAGAATCTGGCCGAAGTCATTAGTCCGATCGACCTTGATAGCATGGCCTCCAGGTATCTGGACCTGCTTAACAAGGACAAAACCGCTCGAGAAGACCGCGACAAGCAGTATGAAGAGGGTCTAAAGCGTACCGGCATGGGCAAGGACGCCCCTGGCGGCGCTACTTTTTTCGGTGCCAGCAAGGTTGTACACCCCGTTATTGCTGAGGCTTGCGTTGATTTCGCCTCAAGAACCATCAAAGAGCTATTTCCGCCTGATGGCCCCGTCAAAACCAAGATCTTGGGCGAGACTGACGAGGAAAAAACCAAGCGTGCAGAGCGTAAGCGCGACTGGATGAACTGGCAGCTAACCGAGCAGATCGAGGAATTCCGCGACGAGCAAGAACAACTGCTGACTCAACTGCCTTTAGGTGGCTCGCAGTACCTCAAACTGTATTGGGATGACAAGAAGCGCCGGCCAGTGGCTGAGTTCTTGCCGATCGACAAGGTGCTGATCCCATTTGCCGCGACAAGTTTCTATACAGCGCAGCGTGCAGCAGAGATTCACGACATCACTGAGTTTGAATTCAACCAGCGGATTGATGCAGGCCTATATCGAGACATTGGCTTGACCCGTGTATCGATGGAGCCAGAGCCAACCAGGCCAGAAAAAGCCAACAACAAGATCGAAGGCCGCAAGGCTGAGGAAAACATTGATGGCATGCGCCGTGTTTTCCACATTTACACCTATCTAGAACTGGAAGACGACAGTTATTCCAAAGGCGATATGGCTCCTTATGTCTTGATGGTGGATGAAATCGACCGTGAAGTCGTTGGCCTTTACAGAAACTGGGAAGAAGGCGATGACACCATGGAAAAACTCGACTGGGTGGTCGAGTACAAGTTCATTCCATGGCGTGGAGCGTACGCAATTGGCATGCCGCACCTCATTGGAGGCCTGGCTGCAGCACTTACAGGAAGCTTACGAGCACTTTTGGATGCTGCACACATCAATAACGCACCTGCAACGCTCAAACTGAAGGGCGCAAAGGTCTCTGGCCAGTCCGTTCAGGCTGATGTGACGCAAGTCGTTGAGATTGAAGCTGCGCCAGGGGTTGATGACATCCGCAAGATTGCTATGCCGATGCCATTTAACCCGCCAAGCCCGGTTTTATTTGAGCTTTTAGGCTTCTTAGACAAGGCTGCCAAGGGTGTTGTCACGACTGCCGAGGAAAAGATCGCTGATGTGACGGCTCAGGCCCCTGTAGGCACGACACAAGCCTTAATTGAGCAGGGCGCAGCCGTTTTTTCAGCCATTCACGCCCGTTTACACAAGTCACAAGGCCGTGTACTGAAGATTTTGCAGCGTCTTAACCGCTGGTACATCGAAGACATGCGCCGCGGCGAGGATGTAGTCGATTTAAAGATTGAGCCGGGTGATTTTCAGCGCATGGGTGACGTTGTTCCCGTGTCTGACCCCAATATCTTCTCTGAAACCCAGCGCATGGCACAGATTCAAGCCGTGCTGGCACGCTCAGACAAGGCCCCTGACCTTTATGACCGCCGTGCCGTCGAAGAAAGGCTCTTAAAGCAGCTTAAGATCCCTGGCATCAATGAATTGCTGAAGGGTACGCCTGCGCCAGAAGAGAGAACGGCAGCAGATGAGAATGTGGCCATGGCATTGGGCCAAAACGCCTATGCCTACCCGCACCAAGACCAGCTTGCTCACTTGCAAAGCCACCTAGACTTTGCGCTTGATCCTGCCTTTGGCCAAAACCCCATCATGGCCAGCATTTACCTACCGCGGGCGCTCGAGCACATCAAGCAGCACATGGTCTTATGGTACTTAGGTCGTATGAACGGCTACATCGCCAAAGCCCGTGGCGAGCCGATGGCAGAAAGTGACTACGAGAACAAGATGCTGACGGCAGAGATTGATAAGACCTTTGCCATCGCCTCCCAGCACGTCATGAAGGATAGCCAGTCGGCCTTCAGCCAGGTCGTGCCTAAGCTTCAGCAGTTGTTGCAATCTATGCAGCAACTCACGCCGCAGCAACCGCTGCCGCCAGAGGCTCAGGTCTTGAAGGAAACCAGCCTTGCAGAGACGCAGCGTCGTGCCCAGCGCGATCAAGCCGAGATGCAACTGAAAGGCGCTGATATGCAGCAACAAGGCCAGATAGACATGGCCCGCCTGCAATCAGAGCAACAACGCGCTACCCAGCGTGACCAGTTGGATGTGGCGCTTAACGCTACAAACAACCTCACCAAGGAGCGTATCGAAACTGCGCGGCTCACCCAGCGTGATGAGCAGTTGCAGGCAGAGCAGTTTGAGACTGCACTCAAGCTTCAAAACGAAGCCCAACGTAACTTAGGAGTGAATCGTGGCCCAACCATCCAATAACCTGAAAGACATGGAAGCTGTGCCTTATCACAAGCGCATCGCCATGGGAGCCAACCTTGACGGCACAAGCCTGCAGTCAAAGGGTTCCGCACCGAAGACAACCACCAAACCCAAAGGAGGCGCCCTGCCCACGAAGAAAAAATGAATCCACTTGCCGACCTGATTCGTGACATCAAGATACGCCAGGCTGAAATAAGCCAGTCCTTGGCAGCAGGCAATGCTGCGACATGGGAAACGTATCAGCGCACAGTCGGGATGTATTTGGGCCTTGAACAAACGCTCAAAATGATTGAATCCATATTGAAGGATGAAGATGAAGATGAATGAACCAGTAGCGTCTAACGACGCTGAGATGGCTTGGGCCTTTCCGAGCGTAGATCCTGGTGCGAAACCTCTTGGTGGCCGAATCATGGTGCAAATCCGCCGGTCCAAGAAAAAAACCACCAAGGGCGGTATTGTGTTGGTCGAAGAGACCAAAGAAACAGAGAAGTGGAATACGCAGGTCGCCAAGGTTATTGAGATTGGCCCCCTAGCGTTTTGTCACCGCGACACGATGAAGCCATGGCCTGAAGGCTCTTGGTGTGTAGTGGGTGACTTTATCCGCGTCCCCAAATGGGGCGGCGATCGTTGGGAAGTCAAAGTACCCGGCGAGGACCACTTAGAAGATCCGGCGCTCTTTATGATCGTTAATGATCATGAAGTCATTGCCAAGATCACGGGCAACCCATTAGAGACGAGGGCATTCCTGTGAGCAATGAAAATGAAGACATTCCCATCAAGGAAGAGGCGGATGGCTCGGTCACCGTTGAACTTCCTGATTCGATTCAAGCTGCGCCCCAAAGCGACGAAGAGCAAAAAGCTGAAGGCGGCGATATTCCTGGCGACGATGATCCCCCTAGCGACGATGAACTTGATTCCCTACGGGCTGCACGGCGTGAACGTCGGCGTGCGAAAAAGGATCTGATCCGCAAGACTCAAGCGGAGAAAGATGAGCGCTTGCAGCTATTGCAGCGCCAGAATCAAGAGTTGATGGAGCGCCTTGCTGTTGTCGAGCAGCGCACTCATGCCAATGACCTTGCACAAATCGATAAGGCTGTGCAAGACGCTGAATTGCGGGTGAAGTATGCCCGCATGAAGATGGCAGAAGCATCATCGGCTAATGATGGCGACGCGCTTGCGCAGGCCAACGAGATGTTCCTCGATGAGAAGCAAAAGCTCGAGGCCCTGAAGAACTTCAAGCAAAAAGCCGTCGCACCGCAACAAAGGGCCAGTATTCCTGATGCTGGCGTGCAGCGGCAGATTGCTTCTTGGATGGAGCGCAATGATTGGTTTGATCCTGAGCGCAAAGACATGGATAGCAAGATTGCTAAACAAGTCGATGAGCAGCTTACGAAAGAGGGCTGGAACCCTGCCTCGCGTGAGTATTGGGATGAAATGGACAATCGCTTGCGGAAATACATCCCCCATCGTTACAATGACGACTATGAGGATGAATCTCCTCGACGAAAACCTAGGAGTCCTGTGACAAGTTCTGGCCGTGAGAATGCGGCGTCTGCTGGTGGACGCAACTCCTTCTCGCTAACACCCGATCAGGTGAAGGCTATGAAGGATGCCGGTTTTTGGGATGATCCCAAGAAGCGGGCCAGCATGATTAAGCGTTATGCACAGCAACAGAATCAATCTCAAGGATATAGGAGCTAGTCATGGAATCACGTCTCAAGAAATCTCTCGCTGCTGGTGGCCGTCATACTCGCGCAAGTGAAGATCATTCGCGCCTCCCAGCAGAAGAACAGTTCGCTAGTACACAGGACATTGACCAAATGTGGAGTGACGAGTGGACACAACAAGCACTGCCGAAGGTTCCAGACATTCCTGGTTACCACCTGTGCTGGCTTTCCACCACCAATAGCTACGACACCATTGATAAACGGATTCGGCTTGGGTACGTTCCTGTTCTTGCAGATGAGTTACCTGGGTATGATAATTACCGTGTAAAAGCGGGCGAGCATGTGGGCCACATCTCATGTAACGAGATGCTGCTATTCAAACTCCCGATGGACTTGTACCAACGCGTCATGACGCACTTCCATTATCAGAAACCGATGGAAGCAACCAATGCAATCATGGAACGCATGGAAGAGTTACAGCAGGGTGCGGATAGCTCAGGACACAAACTCCTGAGAACGGAAGGTGAAGGATTCGGCAATGTTTCACGGAAATCCATTAACCAAGCCCCGGTATTCGAGGGCTAATTCGGAGTAATTAACATGTCTGCTACAAGCGCACCGTTTGGCTTGCGGCCCGTGTACCACCCAAGTGGGTTGGATCGCGCACAGGCTCTTGCCAACATTATCGAGAGCGGCTACGCAGCGAATATCCTCAAAGGTCAAGCAGTCAAAATCGCTGCTTCCAGCACTGGATATATCGTTGTTGCCTCTGCTGGCGATCCTATCTACGGCGTCTTTGACGGCGTTGAATGGACTGATACCACAGGTCGTCGTCGCGTTTCCAACTACTGGCCAACCAACACGGCTTACCAGACTGGCTCACTTATTGCCTACATCTGGAATGACCCACAGGTTGTTTATGAGATTCAAGCAACTGGCTCTATTGCACAAACAGCAATTGGCCAAGAGTTTGACATCAGCAACGCAACCGCTGGCTCGACCACGACCGGCTTGTCTGCTTGCACGATGGATACCACGGCTGCTTCTGCTAACAACAGCAAGACGCTTCGTGTGATCGATCTCGCTCCCTATCCAGGGAACGCTTGGGGTGATGCGTACACAATCGTTCGTGTACAAATCGCTGAAAATCAATACGCTGGCATTTACAACACATCTGCTGTTGTATACCCAGCAACCGTAGCATAAGGAGGGCTAACAAATGGCAGCCCCAATGCGCAGTACAGACTTTCGCTCGATTGTTGAGCCAATCCTCAACGAATGTTTCGACGGAGTTTATGATCAACGTGCCGATGAGTGGAGCCGTGTGTTCCGCGAGCAAGACGGCATTCCCCGTAACTACCACGAAGAGCCGGTTCTGTACGGTTTTGGCTTGGCACCGTTGCTTCCTGACGGCAGCCCAGTCACTTATCAGCAGGGTGGCGTACTCTTCCTCAAGCGCTATGTGTACTCGGTGTATGGCCTTGCCTTCGCCCTGACCAAAGTGCTTGTTGAGGATGGCGATCACATCCGCATCGGCTCGGTCTATGCTCGTCACCTCGCACAGTCTTTGGTTGAGACCAAGGAAACCCTGTGCGCCAACGTACTGAACAACGCCTTTACGGGCGGCCAGTATGCTGGTGGCGACGGT